GGAGGAGGTAAAACTTCTAGGTATATGAGAAAGACGGATCAATATAGTATTTAATCATGGCAGAACGAGTACAAGTACAAGGATTAGGTGAAGCACCTACAGTTCAACCTGTGGACCTTCCTGGCTATCAATACGGAATAGGTCAGCGTAGAGCAGGTAGGAATAAGTTGATGGACCTTGCTGATGCTTTGTCACAGGTTAATCCTATCCTTTCTGAGTACGGTAATATTCGCAGGTTAGAACAAGAGAGACAAAAAGCAGAAGCAGAAGCTTTAGAAAAAGAAGGTTACAGAGCTTATCAAACTTCTCCAGCTACTATGGCTGGTGAGTTAGAAAAGACACAAGCGAGAATTAGAGCGGCTACGGAGCGAGGTGAAATACCTGACGAAGCTAATATACCTAGAATTATGGGTGCTTTGAAAGCTAAAGCAGAAGTGTTAGCTAAAAGAGATTACAGGAACATATTAATGAATCCTGAATTGTTAGAGAGTACAACTGATCCTATAGTGGCAGTTCAACAACAAAGAGAAGAATTTTTAAAAAGACCTGAGTTTGAATCACCTAGTGTCAGAGATCATGCTTTTAAATATTTAGAGCAAGTAGAGAACGAATTTATAGGTAAAGTACAAAATAGGTTAGACGCTTTTGAAGTAGAAGAAGGTAAGCAGAATTGGTTACTTACTGGTAAGGACTCTGTAAACCAAGTTATAAACGGAGAGTTAGATGTAAATGATCCTATTATTAAGAACTGGATAAATAATCCAGCAGGGTTGTTTAAGGGTTCTAGGAAGTACGCTTGGGACAACTTAATGAAGGAGGAATTAGAGGAAGGGTTAACAAGTGGTGCAATCAGTCCTACACAAGCTGTTAAGTTCCTTGATAATTTAAGAGCGTTGGATTTAGGGGGTGGAGTTAAATTTGCAGATGCTGAGACAGGGCTTGCTATAACAGATTACTACGCTACTATTGAAGATCGCAGAGGTGTGTTAGAAAACAAAGCAGCTGAACAAGCTGCAAACACATACGAAGGAAACAGCGATGTACTTGTAGATTTATTGTCAGACGCAAGAGGGGATGGCAATGCTGTACCCTCTCAAGACGCTCGTAGGATTAGAGAAGCTTTTATAGATGATGCTCCTCGTGGATTTAAAATGCAAGCTTCAGCAGACTTTGATAAAATATTAAAAGATACTAATAGCCCATCTAATGATGCTTCTAAACTTGTGGCTACTAAATTAGAAATTTTTATAGATGAAGGTTTAGATTTAGATGAGGCAGTTAAACAAGTAAATGATCTTTCTAAACTAGGACCAAGCGAAGGGGGTATAAGTAGAACAGAAAGAAATAGTCTTTTAAACAAGATAGAAGACTCTAGGGACTTTGATCGTCTAATTTACAAAGCTGATTTTTACAGGAATATAATAGAAGGTGACGAAGCTGTTATAACAGGAGTTGTCAAAGAAATGGGAAGAGACGCATATTATAAAGCAGGTTATTTTGTTCAACTAGGAGTCTCAGACATAGCATCAGATGAAGATAGGAAAGCAGGTGAAGGAGGAGTGTATAACTCTATAAAAAATAAAAGAGGAGAACCAGCAGCGTTAGCTTTTGTTAACAGAAGATACAATGCTTATGAGTTATCGTTAAGAGAAGCTTTTGAAAGTAAATTTAAAAGGTACGAGAGTGACCCTTCCTTTACTCCTGAACAAGCACAAGAAAAAATAATAGAAGAATCTCAAGAAATTAGAGATCAAATCTTTGAGGCATGGGAGCGAGAATCAATCCTACAAGCTAATAATTTTTATAACACACAAATTTCAATGCCTAATAGATTGAGCGTAAGTGGGATAAATCGTTTTAGAAAATAATTATCATGGCTAAAAAAGAAACAAAACTTGAGAACACAGAAAGCAAAGCACCTGCTCTTAGTCAGGAAGAATTTGAATTTATAAGTAAAGACCAACCAATCACTCAAGAGCAAAAGGCTAAAGGTATTGCAGAGTTTAAAGAACAAGCTAAACCTGTTTTTAAAGCTGCTGAACAAAGGATGGTAGGTACGGATGGTGTTGCCACATTAAAACCTGTTAAACCTCTTACTGTTCCACAACAAGAACCTAAACAAAAGTATGAAGTACCTACTACTTTACCTGACCACGGTATTCGAGGTTTATACACTCCTGAAGAACAGATATTAGATAGAGCAATTCAGATAACAGGTCTTCCACCTGAAAGCCCAGCTAATCACTACATCGCCAATACACTAGCTAAAGGTGATCCTTTTAGTGCTGCTTCAATGGAAGCTGCTAAAGAAGAAACAATGAAGCTTGTTAGAGCTGGTATCATACCTAACCCTGACTACGAAGGTTTTGGTGGATTTCTCAGTGAAGCTGTGGATGTAGCAGGTCCGATAGCAGTTGAAATAGGATTGCCTGTGTTCACAGGTATCGTGTCTTCTCCTTTGTTACTTTCTCCTGAACCCTTTTCAAAAGCATATTGGGTAGGACTACAAGCATCTTCTTCTACCTTTGCCAATCTACTTGCTCAACAGATGCGTATATCTTCTGGAATGCAGAAAGATACATCGTATATGGAAGCAGCAGCAGCAGGGGCTTTTGGTTTAGTTCCAGGCATTACACCAGTTAGAGGATTAAGTAAAACTAAAACAGCTTTACTAGGTGCTGCTGAAGGTGGTTTCATGGCTGGAGGAGAAGATTTAACTCGTCAAGGTCTACAGATTTTATTTGAAGAAAGAGAAGGTTTTGAACCTATAGAGACGCTAACTGCTGTTGGAGTTGGTTCACCGTTGTCAGCAGGGTTAAAATCAATAGGAAGAGGTTTAGATGTATATGATCCTAAGAAAGACCCAGCTGCTCCTATATTAAGGAAAGCACTACAAGATAGATTAAAGGAAGTTAAGAAGGAATTACAAAGGACAGAGAAGCGTGGAGCTGTTAATGTAGAAGCTAGGGATAAGGTCAAGCAGCTTGAAGATAAGATTAACGCTTTAAAGCCTGATGAGGAAAGAGTGTTACAACAAGCTATTGATAGTCTTGATGAAGCTGAACAGAAACAAGCACAGGAAGTAGCAGCAGCAGCTAACGAATTTCAACAAAGTGAAGCAGCTAAGATATTTAAAGAAGCTGATGAACCTACTGTAGCTGTTAAAGAACAAGAAGCACCTCAAGCTGTAGTAGAAGAAGATATACCTTTAGGTTTAAATCGTTCTCCTTTTATTGATCCTAATTTAACTAACATAGATGACGATGCTTTCGATGCTGTTGAAATAAAAGCTAGAAAAGAACTAGAAAAACTTGAAGAAGAGTTTGATGGTTTTCCTATGAAAGGTACAGAAGTAGATGCTCCTATAGAATTTAAAAGAAAACTAGCTGCTGCTCAAGATGCTTATTCTGCTGTTGAATTAGAAAAGTTTAGAAGACAAATAAACGGAGAAGAAGCTTGGTTTATCGCTTCTGAGTTTAGGATGTTAGCAGGGGGGACACAAAATGCTGAGACTGTTTTTAAATTAGCTTTGTTAGGAGAGACGGTTAAGAAGAGAGGCATACAAGATGAAGTTCTCGCTGAATTAAAAGCTAAGATAGGTAAAGACGAGAACGCTAAAGAAGTATTTGAAGGTCAACTAAAGAAAGCCCAAGAGGCTATGGATGCTTTTAAAAAGCCAGCACCTAAAACAGCTATTGAAGCTAAACCTGCTGAAGTACCTACCACTACTCAGAAACCACAAGAAGAAGTTAGTGTTGAAGCAAAGGAAATTGTAGATGACTTTATGTCTGGAGGTGGTACTCGTGATGTAGACCCTGAGACAGGTAAAATTAAAGATAGTGAAGACGAAGTCAAAGCTAGGTTGTTAACAAGCGATACTGAAAAGCAAAGACTTATTAACGCTGTTACTAGAGCTATAGATGCTGACTTAAAGAATGTTAAAGGTGGACGAGTAGGTAAACTACAATACTTAGCTAAGGTACAACAAGAGTTGAACAGAAGGTTAGGTAAAGAAGCAGGGGATGAATTTGCTCTTGTTATGAAAGCTTCTCAAGTATCTGACAACGCTCAAGTAGCTGATGCTATCGATCAACTAGGAGTACACATGGCAGCTAACGGTGCTATCATGGTACAAGGTTTTGATGATGTATTGAAGTTCTTAGACGGTGCTGACTTAAATAATAAAGAAGTTCTCAACAATGCAATGGTAAGTATTCATAAGTTAATACCTGCTATGATGGGTTGGAAGAAAGCTGGTTCTGCTTCAGGTAGGTTATTACAATCAAGGAAGTACGAGAAAGATATTATTGAGATAAAACAGGAACACTTAAAAGAAAAGTTAGAAGGTAACTTAGTAAGTAATTTAAAAGAAGCTAAAGATTTAAACCCTGAACAACTTGAACAACAAATTAAAACATTTGGAGATATACAAGTAGTTAAGAAGCTATTACAAGCTGTTCAACAAGCTGAAGATATTTCTGAAGTCAAAGATATATTAATTAAACAACAAGAAGCTTTTCAAAGTAAATCAGCTAAAGCAGTTGCTAAGAAACTGTTAAACTCTCCTTATGAACCAGGTGAAGGGGGAAGTATTTACACTAAAGTTAGAGATATTTTTTCTGATGCAGCTTACTCTAGTATGTTAAGCAGTCCAGTTACACACGCTAAAGTTGCTATATCTAATAAGCTTATGTCTGGTTATAATGTAGTAGCAGGAGCTGTAGGGGCTAAGTATATGGCTACTGTACCTTGGTCGAGGAATGGATTAACAAGACAACAGTTTGAAGAAGCAGGGGCTTTTTGGACTAAAGTAGCAAGTTCATATGGTAATTACTCGGAGATAGCTAATAAAGAAGCTTTAAGAGTTTTAAAAACAGGAGATGCAGATTTACAATCACACTTTGAAAGAATAGGTGAGTCAGCTCTTTCTATGGAGCGTACTGGTCTTACAGGTGCTTTTGGTCAAACAGTAGAGAATGTAGGTAGGTTTGTTGATATTCCTGGTAAAGCAATGGCAGCAGTAGATGTGCGTACAAGACTTAACATTGCACATTCTATGACTAGAGCTAAAGCTGAAATGGATTACATAGCAGCTAAAAAAGCAGGTGAGGATGTTGGTACTTTACAAGATTACTATGACAAGTTCGTAGCTAAAGTATTCAATGAGTCTAAAACAAAGATGCTCAACGAAGACCAAGTAAGAAGAAAAGCAGTCTTAATGGCAGAGCAAGAAGGTGTTAAAGCTGAAGACCTTGCGTCTTACATCGATAACTTTGTTAAAGATAATTGGAATAAAGACACAAGTGAATTCGTTGCTTTTGTTAACAGGAACTTAAAGGAAGTTACTTTTACTGAGGAGATAGGTGAGTTTGCTGAATCTGGTTGGAAACAAAGAGCAAAGGAAGGAGCACCGATATTGGGCGATCCTAATGTAATAGAAAGAGGAAGCAGACATATAGAGTCTTTCTTAAAGACATACCCATTCCTTCATGTTGTTTTAAATCCTTTCATGCGTACTGGTCGTAATATAACTAGAGGAGCTATGGCTTCTACTAGTTCTCTTGTTTCAATCGCTGATTTAGCCACTAAAACTAAAATACCAGGAACGCAAAAAGCATACGAAGTAGCACAAAGGTTGTGGAGTAAGACAGCTAAAGATTTAGCAAGTGATGATCCTATCATAGTAGCTAGAGCAAAAGGACAACAGATTGTAGGTGCTGGTGTTATATTAGCAGCTATAGGATTATCTGAAGGAGTAGAAGATGTATTTGAATTTGTAGGTACAGAAAGCCAAGATTGGAAAAAGAAAAAGAATATCAGAGCTGCTACAGGAATGCCTGAATATACTTTGAGGGTAGGTAAAGAAGGAGAAAAGGTGGCTATTAGTCTAGCTGCTTTAGAACCTTTAAACACCATCCTAAGTATTACAGCTGATATGAAGACTCTTAACAACGGAACTGTTGCACAAAGAGAAGAAGCTAGAGGTTTAATGGAAGCAGCTGCTTTAGCGATTACAAATAACATAGCAAACAAGTCTTACTATAAAAACTTAGGAGATGCTATTAAACTTGTAACACAAGCTACAGATAGTAAAGAAGCAACTAGAAGGGAGTCTTTTAAGTTGTTAAAGAGTCTAGGAAGCACTTTTGTTCCTTCCGCTGCTAATACATTAAACTATATGTCTGATGATGTTATCCGTGAAAACAATACATTATTACAAGTCATAGCAAGAAGAATGAATGGTCTTTCTAAGCTTGTACCTCCGATGCGTGATATATTTGGAGATGTACAGACAAGAGGATTTAAGCAAAGGAAAGTAGGAGGTTTAGCTTTATTATCTCCTTTTGGTGTGTTTACTCAGAAAGGTTCTGTAGATGAGTATGTAGAAATTGACGCTGAGACTGGATTTAGAACTCTTAACATTCCTAAGATAACAAAAGCTAGTGTAAGAAAAGAAATTGCTAAGGATGGTAGAACAAAGATAACACCTGAACTTTTAGAAGAAGCGTATCAAGCTAAGATAAGTGAAGCTGCTGCTGCTGTTATAGTAGAACTAGGAGGTACTCACCACTTTAACGGAGGTACTTCTAAATGGGAAAAGATGGACTTAGAAGAAATCATACATCCTGAGACACAACAAAATGCTTTTGATAGATGGCAAGAATTAACCACTCAAGTTAAACTACACCCAATAACCAATAACCCTTCTAAAACAGGTAAAACCTTAAAAGAGATGATTGTGTACGATGCTAGTCAAAAAGATTTTAAAATAAGAAAAGCACCTAAAGGATCAATACCTGCAAGATACAAAGAAGAGGACACAAGACCTGCTGATATTAGCACAATTTTTAAAGATTTTAGGGCGGCAGCTTTAGAGCAGTTAAAGAAAGAGTATCCGATCCTTGTGGAAGATGTAGAAGCTAGGAAAGATAAAGCGTTAGGACCGTTAAGTTTACCTCTCGATTTAGAAGATGAAACTTTAGAGGAAAGACGAAAATTAGAAAAGGCTTTACCTGGTACTGAGTTTCCTTTGGAGAGTTATAAGAAGACACAGCGTCCTTCTTTATTAGAAGAAAGATTACTACCTTTCAGGAACTAGCTTGAACTTTTACAACAAACAAATTAATAATAGATTACCATGAGTATTCAAACATTCGCAGATCACACAGGGGACAATTCAACTACCTCTTTTGCTTTTTCATTTCCTTATCTTGATGACTCTCATGTTGTAGTACAAGTAGATCAAGCGAGTGTATCAGGTGGTGCTTTTGATACTAAGGCATTGACCGATGATTACACCATACAAACTTCTCCTACCAGTGCTATTATATTTAACAGTGCTCCAGCGACAGGTGACAGGATAAGAATTAAAAGAGACAGTGCATCTAACACCGCCTTAGTAGACTTTGAGAACGGTAGTGTACTTACTGAAGTAGAACTAGACCGTGCTTACTTACACAACTTATATCTTAACGAAGAGATAGAAGAAGGTAGTGGTAAGAATGTAATGACTAAGAACATTAGCGGTAACTTTGAAGCTGACTTAGCTAAGATTGTTGACCTTGCTGATCCTACTCTTGCACAGGATGCTGCCACTAAGAACTATGTGGACACTAGAGGTTTACAAGACTTTGACGGAGCTAACACAACTTCAGATGTTAACCTTAACAGTAACAAGCTTACTAATGTAACAGACCCTGGTTCTAATCAAGATGCTGCCACTAAGAACTATGTGGATACACAAGATGCTCTACAAGTTACTAAGGCAGGGGATTCCATGTCAGGTGATTTGGCAATGGGTGGTAACGATATTACAGGTGTTAACAGTGTAAGAGATTTAATTGCACCAGCAGCAGGTAGTCACGCTACTAATAAAACTTATGTAGACGCAGGAGATGCTGACCAAGTTAACAAGACTGGTGATTCAATGACTGGTCCGTTAGCTATGGGGGACAATAAGATCACAGGTCTAGCTACTCCCACAGCAACTGCTGATGCCACTAACAAATCTTATGTTGATGCTGAGATAGCTACTACTCTAGCTACAGGTGTTGCAGGTGGTCCTATAGGCACAGCTAACATTGCTGATGATGCAGTTACTGCTGATAAGATAGCAAACACTGCTGTTACTCCAGGAGCTTACACTGCTACTAATTTAACAGTAGATGCACAAGGAAGGATTACAGCTGCTGCTAACGGTAGTGCTTCTCCTACTGCTGCTGAGGTTAAAACTCTTTACGAGAGCAACGCTGACACTAATGAATTTGATGATGCTGAACAAACTAAGCTTGCAGGTATTGCAGCTGGTGCAACGGTTAACTCTAGTGATGCTACTTTATTAGAAAGAACTAATCACGCAGGTACTCAAGCGGCTGCTACTATATCAGACTTTGATGCTGAAGTAGCTAATAACTCTGCTGTTACTGCTAACACAGCTAAGGTTACTAATGCTACACATACAGGTGATGTCACAGGTTCTACTTCTTTGACTATAGCTGACAACGCTGTTACAGCTGCTAAGATAAGTGCTACAGATACTACTTTTAATGTAGGAACTAATGTCGGAATAGGGGCAGTTGCTAGTGGTACTTTTAAATTAGATGTTACTGGAACAGGTAATAACGCTAACTTTCAAGCTAATAATGCTGGAGGTGCTTCGTCAATATTCGTGCGTAATAATAGTTCTACAGGTATTTCTGCTATTGTTCAGTTAATATCACAAACAGGAGGGACAAGTTATAGTAAATCTTTAAATATCGATCTATCTGCCACCAATAACTATTTATCAATGGTACATGGTGACGGAGATCAAATAGGTGTAAGGTTGCAAAATTCAAATGGTGGATCAGGTTCTGAAACAGGTTCTTGGTATCCTACATTTGATAATAAAACAGATTTAGGATTAGCTTCTAATAGATGGGGTACTGTATTTGCTGGGACTGGTGCTATCAATACTTCTGATAGAAATGAAAAGGAAGAGATAGAAGAGTTATCTGAAGCAGAGTTAAGAGTAGCACAAGCTTGTAAAGGTTTAGTAAGAAAGTTTAAATTCAAAGGTGGAGTAAGAAAACATATCGGTGTTATAGCACAGGATGTAAGAGATGCTTTCTCTGCTGAAGGATTAGATGCACATGAATATGGATTGTTTTGCTCGGATACTTGGACTGATGAAGACGGTAATACAGTTACTAGATTAGGTATTAGATACGAAGAACTCTTAGCTTTTATCATCTCAGCACTTTAACACACAATGACTGAACAACTCTCACACTTTCTTGATACTGCACTTGCTGTTATACTTGGTGTTATTGGTTGGATGATTAAAAAGCTGACTGATCGATTGGATAAAGACGAAGAACGATTAACAAAGATTGAAGTAGAACTTGCTACTCAACGAGAACGAGACACTGCTGTGGAGAATAGAATGAGTGGTCTTGAAACTACAGTTAAAGAAATTAACGGTAAACTAGATAGAATGATGGAGATGTTAATGAGAAAATGAAAAAAGGATTATACGCAAACATAAACAGAAGAAGAAAGCTAGGCATTAGTCGTAGCAAGAAGAAGTCAACTATATCACCTCAGTCCTACGCTAATATGAAGAGTGGGTTTAAAAAGAATGAAGCGTAAGTTAAGTATAAAGAAACCTAAAGGTAAGCGTTTTGTTAAAATAGTTGAAAACCCTAAGACAGGCAGAAAGAATCGCATAGGTTACGGTCAAGCAGGTAAGGCTAAAGATGGAGGCGATAGAATAAGACCTGGCACTGCAAAAGCAAACGCATACTGTAATAGGTCTAATAATATTGGAGGTGATTGGAGGAGTAATCCTAACAGCCCTAATAATTTGAGTCGTGATAAATGGAAGTGTAAAGGGAATAAATCAGTAGCTTAACCAATGCCTAGAGAAGAATAACATATTATGAAGACATTTGAAGAACTAGGTAACTTACAAGGATACATAGCAGATACATACCGTGCTGCCATCGATCAGATGCACGAGACAGGTGAGTACAATCCATCACTCCTGAACGGTGCTAGGCAACTTCTAAAGGATAACGAGATAGTTCTTACAGCAGGTAAAGACACTCCCATCAATGACTTGTTAAATGTAGTACTACCCTTTGAAGAAGACCAAGAGCTAAAAGCTAAAGTTAAGTAATTACCGTAACAACACCAAAGAGAGACACATAGAGTTGTGAGTAAATCTAAACTTCACCAACTCAAGGACTTCCGTAACTTCTTATACTTAGTTTGGAAGCACTTGAATCTACCTGATCCTACACCGTTACAGTACGACATTGCAGATTTCATGCAAGACGGTCCTAAACGATCTGTTATCATGGCATTCCGTGGAGTAGGTAAGTCCTGGATATGTTCTGCCTACGCTGTACATCAACTACTACTAGACCCAACAAAGAACATTCTAGTTGTATCTGCTTCTAAGAACCGTGCTGATGACTTCTCCACATTCACACTAAAGATCATACACGACATTCCTGTTCTTCAAGACTTAATCCCTAAGAACGATCAAAGGTTCTCTAAGATAGCTTTTGATGTTGGACCTGCTCCTGCTGCACACGCTCCCTCCGTTAAGTCACTAGGTATATCATCACAGCTAACAGGTTCTCGTGCTGATATAATCATTGCTGATGATATAGAAGTACCTAACAACTCTGCCACTCAAGGTATGAGAGATAAGCTAGATGAACAAGTAAAAGAGTTTGAAGCTATTATTAAGCCCTTAGACACCTCTAGGATTCTCTTTCTAGGGACACCCCAATGCGAGGATTCAATTTATAACAAACTTCGTGAGAGAGGCTATAACGCTCGTATATGGACATCTGAGTATCCATCTAATGATTTAGTGTTAAAGAACTACGACAATGATATAGCTCCCTTCTTACAAGATCAGATAACAGATGAGTCAGTAGGTACTACTACAGAACCTACAAGATTCTCTGACCTAGACCTAGAAGAGCGTAAGATGTCCTACGGTCGTACAGGGTATGCTTTACAGTTCATGCTCAATCCCAGGTTGTCTGATGCTGATAGATACCCATTAAAAATAAATGATCTGGTTATAACAGATATTGATACAGACCTAGCTCCTGAAAAAATCATTTGGTCCTCAGATAAAGATAACGAAAATAAAGACCTTCCCAATGTAGGACTAGGTGGAGACAGGTATCACAAACCTTCTAAGACTATAGGTGATATGATTCCATATACAGGTTCTGTTATGTCTATTGACCCTAGTGGTAGAGGTAAGGATGAAACAGGATATGCTGTTGTTAAGATGCTTAACGGTCAACTCTTTGTTCCTCAAGCTGGTGGTCTAAAAGGTGGTTATGATGATCAAACCCTTAAACTACTAGTTAACATAGCAAAGGATAACAAAGTAAATAAGATCATTATAGAGTCTAACTTTGGAGATGGTATGTTCCAGGAACTACTTAAACCTATCCTATTCACTATGTACCCTTGTTCTGTTGAAGAAGTAAGACACAGTAAACAAAAAGAACTTAGAATCATTGATGTACTAGAACCTGTTCTTAATCAACATAAACTTATCGTAGACCCTTCTGTAGTTCAACACGACTATAAGAGTGCTCAAAGCTATCCTGTAGAATCACAAGCTAAGTATATGTTAATGTATCAACTATCAAGGATAACAAAAGATAAAGGTAGTCTTATACATGATGATAGATTAGATGCTCTAAGTATAGCTGTTAACTACTGGGTAGAACAAATGAATCAGGATGTAGATAATAACATTAACTTTAGAAAACAAAAACTCCTAGATGAAGAGTTAACAAAGTTTACTGATTCATTCTATAAGAGAACTGTTACAGGTTCTAAATCATTACTCTGGTCGTAGCTAACGCTACTCCTTCTATTAACAAATCTTTACCTCTTTGTATATCTTATAAGGTGCTCCGATAGTTAGTACAAATACATAACTACTAAAGTACTTATTGTTGTTATAATGAATAGTTCTAGAAGAAATATGAACATACCTATCCTTAAAAGAGTTTTAAATAAAGATTGTTTATGACAAGGTCATTGTTTAAAGTTAAAATATTAACAACAATATTACCCATGATAACTTATTTATTAGTTCTTAGTTATTCTATGATCGAAAGCAGATACTTCGTTCTTCTCCTTTCTCCTTTTAAAGCTATGTCATAGAAATCTATAACAACCTATTAATAGGATTATAACGAATATTTGAAAATGTAAAGCCTTAAATTTATGACAACTTCATATGTAGATCAGATCGACCTGTTTAACAACGACTTACAGAACTTAATTTATCGGTATAAAAGTGAGTACGACTTACACGATGAAACACTTATAGGATGTATCGAGGCTTCCAAGTTAGCGGTTATGGATTCGTTAACTATAGACTTTGGAAGTGAAATAGACCTAGATGACGAAGAAGATGATGAAGATAAGTTTTAATTTTTGGTAGAAAAATCTGAAGGGGTTACGCTATATACGCTGTCGTAAAAACTCCCCGATACCTACCCTAAAAAATAGCTGTGGGTAGGGTATATTTTATGTTATTTATGCAAATATATTCCTTTTCTAGATATTTGTCGCAAATTAAAAGATTGCTTGTCAGTATGCGTCAAATCGTTGGACATAATGCA